GTAAGTAAATAAAAAATGGTATATAAAACTTTAGAAGAGGCAGTAGTTGCTGCCAAAATAATGTGCGAGACGCTAGAAACTTATGTTCGTGTTACAATTGCCCCAGAGGGAAATGGTTACGAATTGTTTGGAACTGGTTCATGCGTACAAACAGTGAAGGAGTGATTATGAAAATTACAATTATTGGAACTGTCTTAGCGACAACTCTACTTGCAACAACAGCATTTGCTGGTGGCGCAACTGTAGAAGATAAGTATAAGACTATTGAAAAGAAAGTCCCACATACAGAGAACATCTGTAATACTGTCGATATTCCTATCTATGGAAATGTTGGTGGTGGTGGTGCATCTGGTACGGACGTATTAGGTGGAATGATTATCGGTGGATTACTTGGTAAGGGTATCACTGGAAAAGATAACGGTGCAGCAGCTGGTGCAGTGCTAGGTGGCATATTTCAAGCAGACAAGAAACAAAACAAACAAAATCAAATTGTGGGTTATCGTCAGCAACAACAATGTTATCAGAACACCACATATACTATAGAGAGAAATACAGTTTACTCTCACAGTATAGTGACTTTTTCCCATGAGGGGAAACAGCACAGGGTAAAATTTAACCGATACTAATGGTTAATTTTCTGCCCGTAGCTCAACTGGATAGAGCAACAGCCTTCTAAGCTGTAGGTTATAGGTTCAAGTCCTATCGGGCAGGCCAATTATTTTTGAGGAACAAATGAGGTATAATAAGTACAACCAGAATAAAAGAAAAGAAAACAAGCCACAAGGTGGTTTGACTGTTGAGGTGCGTGACAATGATGTCAATAAAGCAATGCGTATCTTAAAGAAAAAATTACTAAACGATGGGTTCTTTCAAGAACTCAGAGATAGAACCTTCTATGAATCTAGGGGAACTAAACGTAGGAAAGATAAGAAAGCTGCTACGAGACGTTTCAAAAGAAATATGGAAAAACGTAAAGAAGAACTTGGTTATTAATAAGGTAGTGATATGGCACGGCGCCCAACAATAAATACGGATGAGACTATAAAGAAACCTCGTAAGAAACGTAAACCAATGACGCCTGAACAAAAGAAGGCTGCTGGTGAACGTCTTGCTCTTGCTAGAGAGAAACGTCTCGCTGAGAACCCACCACAATATAAAAGTATTCATCCTAGTGTGGTTGAACGTGGTGATGATGACCCTCTTAGTATGAAGAAGGTGCAGATGTGGATTAAGACACAAAAGGATTTGTTGTCTGCTGCTAAACGTGGTGTTCGTGATAAGGTAAAGGGTGCAGAGGCGCAAGTATCTCAACACGAAGGTTACATTAGAAATCTACATCGTTATTTGCGTGATGGTGATTATGTTGATACACGTTATGGTGAACATCAACAAAGTGCCATAAAGTATCGTTGTGTTGCAATGGCATATTATGCTGATGGTACACCCAAAAGAACAGAGGGTGTATTCTATCCAGACCTTGGTTATACATGGATGGGAGCTCATCATGTCGAAGAAGAAAGATAATATCATCAATTTCCCAAAAGGAAAGATAATCAAAGTTGACAACACCGCTGGTATTGCTCGTGAACATATTTTGTTTACTGAAGATTTGACTCAGGGACTTGTGGTAAATATGATACACAATATGTCAGAGAATGGCATTGACGTAGATCATCCCGACTTCCTTAGAGACACTGCCTTTTTGGTTGAGTTGATTAAAAGTATGATATTCAGAGAAGGTGGTTTAGACCATCCTCTACAGGATTTTACTAAACTCTTTATTGATTATACAGAAGAGGATGGTATACCTACTATGGACATTGACCTTGATATGATACAGGGCGTGTCTGATGAGTTGTTTGGAGATGAGAATCCAGACAATGATATATAAGTTATTGCTCCCCTAGCTCATTTGGTAGAGCAGCTGATTTGTAATCAGCAGGTGGCCCGTTCGAATCGGGCGGGGAGCTCCAGTTTTGGAACGTAGCATAACGGTAATGCATCACTTTTTGGTAGTGCAGATTATAGGTTCGAATCCTATCGTTCCAGCCATTATTGTCGGAGTATAGCACAGTCTGGTAGTGCGCTACGTTTGGGACGTAGAGGTCTAAGGTTCGAATCCTTATACTCCGACCAAAAATCTATTGACATATGAGTCGATAAGTGGTATCATTGTATATAAATAAAGTGAGAAAATTATGATTCTAGTGGATATGAACCAAGTTACTATCAGTAATCTGATGGTACAAATAAATCAGTCAAAGAACAAACAAGTCGATGAGGACTTAGTTCGTCATATGGTTTTGAATTCTTTACGGATGTACCGTTCAAAGTTTTCAGAGGCGTTTGGTGAACTTGTACTTTGTTATGATAGCAAAAAGTATTGGAGAAGAGAATACTTCCCCAACTACAAATCAAACCGTAAGAAGGATAGGGCTAAGTCAGACTTAGATTGGAATACAATCTTTGAGACACTTAATGCTATTCGTGATGAAATTCGTGAGACTTTCCCCTACAAAGTTATTGAAGTGGAAGGTGCTGAGGCAGATGATTGTATTGCAGTTATATGTCAACATATATCTAAGACACCGAATGAATTCGAACACATCTTAATATTATCTGGTGATAAAGATTTCATACAGTTGCAAAAACACAACTTTGTAAAACAATATTCACCTGTTCTTAAAAAGTTTATTAAGGATATTGATCCGAATATATATATTAAGGAACATGTGTTAAAGGGTGATAGGAGTGATGGTATACCAAACTTCTTATCGCCAGACAATACATTCGTAGATGAGATGCGACAGAAACCTATGTCAAAGAAAAAGATTGCTGGTTGGATTGAACATGAACCAGAAGATGTTTTCAATGAAGAGATGATGCGTAACTATCAACGAAACAAAACACTAATTGATTTAGAGTGTATTCCAGAAGAACTGACAGGTAGGATTCTAGAAGAGTATAGGATGCCTCCAAAAGGTGACAGGAGTAAACTGCTAAATTACTTTATAAATAAAAGATTGAGAAATCTTATGAACGATATCGGAGACTTTTGATTATGAATCAGAAAACATACACACCTCTACTTTCTGAGGTATTAAAGAAAGTACACAATGCAAAAACTAAGGGCAAGAAGATTGAGATCTTAAAGGAACACGATTGTGATTCTTTGAGAATGATTATCAAATCTTCATTTGACCCAGCAATCGAATGGGAAATCCCCGCTGGGGAAGTTCCGTATACAGCAAACGAAGCTACTGAAGGTACAGAACATACCGTCTTGCGTAGAGAATCAAGGAAACTGTATCACTTTATCAAAGGTGGTAATACTACTCTTGCTACGTTTAAGAAAGAAAACATGTTCATTCAGATGCTTGAAGGTTTGCATATCTCAGAGGCCGAACTAATTATCGCCGCAAAAGACAAATCCTTACATAAGGTATTCAAGGGACTTTCTGAAAACGTAGTTAAAGAAGCCTTTGGATGGAATGACAATTATCAAAGGAGTCAATAACAATGTTGACAGCTAGTCAGTTCAAAGAACTATTTCCTAATTGCAAAGACCCAGATGGATGGGTAGATGCAATGAACGAAGTCTTCCCGAAATATGAAATCAATACACCAGAACGTATTGCATCTTTCATAGCTCAGTGTGGACATGAGAGTGGTGGTTGGAGAGTGTTCTCTGAAAACCTTAACTACAGTGCCAAGGCGCTGGATGCAATCTTCGGCAAATACTTCAAACGTGCCGCACGAGATTCAGAACCATATCACAGACAACCAGAAAAGATTGCTAACGTAGTCTATGCTAACCGTATGTCGAATGGGGATACTGACTCAGGTGACGGATGGAAGTATCGTGGCAGAGGCCCAATCCAGTTGACAGGTAAAGCAAACTATAGTGCATTTGCCTCCGACATGGATGTTGACGTTGTTGACAATCCAGACAAGGTTTCAGAAGATAAAGAGGTCGCTCTCATGTCCGCCATCTGGTACTGGAATAAGAATGGATTGAACCGTTATGCAGATAGTGGTGATATCAAAACAATGACTAAACGTATCAATGGTGGTTATATTGGTCTGGAAGACCGTATCCATCACTGGAAAGAAGCACTACATATGCTAGGTAGTGATGTTTCAGAACACGAATCAGATGATGAGTTTGTGGAAGAACCTTCACCAGAAGATATTGGTGTATTACGAAAAGGCATGAAGTCGGTTGGTGTTGTGATGATGCAAGAAGCATTAGGTATCACAGCAGACGGTGACTTCGGCCCAGGCACTGAACGTGCTTTAAAAGAATGGCAATCCGCCAATGGGTTAGTTGCAGATGGGATAGCTGGGCCTGCAACGCTAGGAGAACTCCTAGTCTAACCAGCATGTCTCGGCGGCATTCCCTTGCTCCTTTCTCTCTCTTACACAATGCGAGGGGATGCCGCCGCCGCCGT